ATATATTTTGTATTAAGGCGCCAGGTACGTTGTTAAAAGGTTTAGATATGGTATGTAACTGGCTCATATACGCATGCTCAGAGATACATTTGAACACATATGTCTGTGTGCCTGGCTTTAGTTTAGCAAACGAAGATACCTCTGCGATCCTAAACGTATGACTGTACTTGTCCGATTGACCGTCTGTTAGCCTTCTTGTGATCAGTAGGTCCAGTACCTCTCCACTCACGACTTTTAGTTTTTCGAGCACATTTGCAGCATCCAGTATATTGATACTACATTGCAATGATCCTGCATATAGGCTCTCACGTATACTGATTTGTGCACACAGGTCTGTTATATCTCGCACTTCTCCATTACTGGGTGTAAGTAATACCTCTGCCAGGTTATATGATGATGGTATTAATGCCTCAGAACCATTCGCCAGCTTACTATTGACTCTACTCATTATTGATTATTGCCTCATACTTGTCTGCGAACTGTGTTATATACTTAGGATCTATTACTCTGATCTGTGATCTTGCCTCATTTACATCGAATAGATAGGCTCTATTGGTTCGAAACGATAACTCTCCAGACGGCTCTCCTCCAGATATGAATACTGCATTCGTTTCTACTCTCTTCTCATTCGGATCATAGTAAGGCAGGAATGGTTGTACAGTATTTCCATAATTATCTGTATATTCTACGGTGTCTTCTGCTCCTGCGGCTGCTCTATAGTAAGAATGCGGCGCATCCAGATATTGGTATACGTCGTATGTGTCGACACTATCCTCTGATCTGTTACCTGTTATGCTTTCTTTTGCATTTTGTGGGCCTGGGGCGGAGGATCCAATGAATGAACCGGTAACATCTTGCAAGACTAACTGATTCATATCCGCATTCTTCTTAATCAACGTGCCGGTTGCACCGCTGGTTGTACCGGTAATGGTCTCTCCTAACTGGAATCTACCTGATAGACTGTTTTCTTGAGCAAGTATTACACCTATATCGCCGCTTTCTTTTATACTTGGGTTGGTTGTGATGACCACTCCGGCGAACTCCTCATCCATATAGTCATGTAGCTTCTCTTGGCTCATTGGCCAGGCAGCAAGACCATCATGCAGGAAGTCGTTAATGATGAAGAACGTCCAGTAATACTGTGTTGTGCCATATAGGCGTTGCGATACGATGTCTGGTCTCTCGCCATTCTTGACACTATAGAAGGAATATGCATTGAGATCATCTAGATATGCATCCAATGGCCTTGCAGCACGATAGATATCGACAACCTTTTGTTGTATACCATTACGATCGAAGTCGTAATTTAACTGTGGAAACTGTTTGAAATAACCCATATTATTCTCCTCCTAGGACTTCAGCGCCTCTATCGATTGCAGTATTAGATAGATCGGCAGTATATGCAGCTGCTTCTCCAGGGGTATCTGCAGTTGCACCAACCACGTGGCCTGCATTGTCGTAACCATCCTTGTATACAAGATCTTCGCCGTATAGGTCATCTCTTGTGATTGCACGTACCTCTTGGAAGGTCATTGATATGTCTATTTCTGTTGGCGCTGCACCTAATACACCATCATTTTCATGAAATGCATTACCTGTTGCATTGTAATTTGTAGACATTGTAGTAAGATATGTGTCAATAATACGTGGCATATACTTATTTGGCCTGCCACCTGACATGAATTCGACACGAAACGTCGGTGGATACTCTAATGAACCTGTACCTCTTTCCTTTGGATACATGTATTTGCGAAATGCATTCTCTATCTTATGGGCAGTCAATGACTCTTCTTTTGATGTTGGTACAAGCTTAAATGCAAATTCGAATGATCTTACATTGACTCCTTCGAAGGTTGTGGCAGTATATGGATTGACGACAAGGCCTGATTTTAGCTCGAATGCAGTTGCAAGACCACCGGAGATACCGCCTCCTGCCTTGAATTTGCTTGTGAGCTTTGCGACCAGGTCAGATCCAGTCTTTGATTTTGTACCGCCGGTGCCTGCTCTACCACCAAGTCTCTTATCCTGTGCAATAGAACCAATTGAACCAAGCTCTGAACTACCATAATTCATGTTATCACTTGTGGCCATACCAATCGGTATGAATAAATGAATGTCTGTAAATTCTCCCATTTCGCCTCTCACCATAGAGAAAGACACATGGGGAAAGCCTTCTTCTGACACTTTCGACCTTAGAGTCTCTGGGAATGTTAATATTGTGTGTGACATATGCCTTTTTACCTTTATAAATAGTAATACATTTAATAACTATAGATCTATTTATATGGCTTACAAAGGCAAATACACAGTAAAGAACAAAAAGAAATACGTTGGTGACCCTACCAAGGTAACATATCGCTCATTGTGGGAGCGTAATGCATTCCGTTGGGCAGAGTCTAACCCACAGGTACGTGCATGGAACAGCGAAGAGATTGTTGTACCATATAAGTGCAAGACAGACAATAAGCTGCATAGGTATTTCGTTGATATGCTTATTGAAATGACAAATGGCGAGGTTATCCTGGTTGAGATTAAGCCAAAGAAGCAGACACAACCTCCAAAGGCTGCACGTAAGACCAAGAAGCATTTGAATGAGGTAACCACATACATCAAGAATACATCTAAATGGAATGCTGCACAACAATTTGCAGCGCATAAGGGATGGAAGTTTCAAATATGGACTGAAGATACTTTGCGCAATTTAGGTATCAAAGTGTTAAAAGGATAGTATAAATAGTATCATGGCAAGTTTATTCGACACATTACAAGCACAAGCCTTCAGGGCTGGAGTCGCTCCTCGTACGAAGGAAGCTCAGCAATGGTTTCAGCGTAACGTCAAGAAGTTAGGTGATGTAAATCGCCGAAGCTTACTTAAAGATGACGCATTGGATGTAACCACTAAGCCGAAAGCAGGCGACATGCTTATGTATTTCTATGATCCAAAGCATAAGGCAACCCTACCATACTATGATAGATTCCCGCTTACAATCATGGTAGAACCTGCGGAAGGTGGATTCTATGGACTAAATTTGCATTACTTATCACCAGCAGTACGTGCAAGATTTCTTGATGAGTTGATGAAATTAGGCCCAAAGAACATGAATGACACAACACGTTTACAGCGAATGAGGTATAAGACACTCAAAGGTGTTACTAAATATAAAGAATTTAAGCCGTGTTTCAAGCATTACCTTATGAATCACGTAGAATCTAGGATAGTAAGAGTGCCTATGACTGAATGGTCTATTGCAATCTTCTTACCAACAGAACAATTTAAGAATGTTAAAGCACAATCAGTGTGGAGATACTCGAGGAAACAATACGCATCATGAACAGCATAGACAACCTTAAGGCAACAATTGCAAAGAAAGGTGGAGTTGCAATGCAAAACCGCTTTCAAGTATTCTTTACACCGCCTACTGCAAATAGTGTTAAGTCATTATTGAACTCAGATCCTAAAGTATTAGTAGGTGACATTGCAAAGAACGCTATATCAGGCGGTAGTATTAGGAATATGATACCTGATCCACGTGATATATCAATACTATGTGAGGCGGTCAACCTGCCTGGTAGACAGATCACTACAATCGAATACACTGCTGAAAAGCAATCGATTAAGATACCTTATGGTGCTATAAACGAAGATGTTACTATGTCTTTCATACTTACTAATGATTACTTCATGAAGAAACTATTTGATTCGTGGCAATCAGGTGTATTTGATATGGAAAGATATAGAGCAGGATATAAAAAAGATTTTACGACTGATATAATTATACAACAATTAAATCAGCAAAATATTCCGGTCTACGGTGTTAAGTTGGAGAATGCATTTCCAGTTACCGTAAGCTCGATAAATATGGATAATAACAGTGAAAACACTATCCAGAAACTGAATGTGACTTTGAGTTACGAAAACTTTGTGACCGAGGACATAGTAGATACGATTAAATCGACTGCTGGTGTCGTTGGTGCAACACTTGGTATTTAATATAATAGGAGAATATAATGGCTTTACCACAGCTAAATAATGCAAGATATGAGGTAACAATACCTTCAACAGGTCAAACGGTAACGTATAGACCATATCTAGTGAAAGAAGAAAAGATTTTAATGATGGCGATGGAGTCTAATGATAGTAAAATGATCATGAAAGCTACAGGCGATGTTATTAAAGCATGTGTATATGAAGATATAGACGTAGATAAATTGGCGATGTTTGATGTTGAAACGTTGTTTTTAACACTAAGATCTAAATCAGTAGGCGAAAGCATTGATTTAAACATTAAATGTGATAAATGCGATTCAAGGAATGATGTACAAATAAGCTTTGATGATATAAAACAACCAGTCGTTAATGATGAAAAACGTGTAATAATGGTAACTGACGATGTTGGAATCACCTTAAGATATCCATCATTTAAAGATGTTAGTTTAATTAAACCTGGCGATGATGAGTCAATTGAAGGTGCTATGAATTTAGTAGTGCAATGTATCGATAATATCTTTGATGACAATGGTGTATATGATGCAAAGAATGAAACAAAGAAAAGCTTAATTGATTTTGTAGAGTCTTTAAATAACGAACAGTTCATTAGGCTATCAGACTTCTTTCAGAGTTCTCCGTCATTATCATACGATATGGAATTTAATTGTGTATCATGTAAAGAGCCTAATGTGCAGGAGCTTAGAGGTCTTCAAAGTTTTTTTACGTAGGCCTCTCTCATGATAGCTTAGTTAATCACTATAAGACTAACTTTGCGATGATACAGCACCATAACTGGAGCTTAACAGAATTAGATCAGATGATGCCTTGGGAACGTGAGATATATGTTACTCTATTAGGCGAATGGATTAAAGAAGAAAATGAACGAATTAAAAAGGAACAAAGGAGACAATAATGTCTGAAGAAGTAATTAAGAAGTTAGATCATCCCGCTGATACCAACGGTGATGGTAAAGTATCTGACGAAGAACATGATATGTATCTTGATGCAAAGCGTAAAGAGCTTGAAGATGCAGATGCAATGCGTGATGCTCAAAGAAATATGACATGGTTTGCATTGTTTGGATTAATACTATACCCATTTGCGGTTGTTGTAGCATCGCTTGTAGGGCTTGATGAAGCGGCCAAGACTTTAGGGTCCATGGCACCTACATATTTTGTTGCAGTTGCTGGTATTGTTGCAGCGTTCTTTGGCACTCAGGCAATGGGTAAAAAATAAGGATAAGACATGGCAGAAGATAGCGGATTGACCCCAAATAGTTCTAATACACAAGAAAGAACACTCCTTGATGTTGTAAACGAGTTAAAAGAGCTTAACCAAGCTACGCAAGTCGCTCAAGACTCTGCAACATATACACAAGATCTAAGAGATTATGTCACAAGTCAAGGTGACAACCTATCTTCACGTCAATTAATGGCCATTAATGATCTCATCACTGCTATTAGTGATGGTGAATTAGATCAAATGGAAGCTGATAAAGAACGTATCGCAAGAAACGAAGAGCGTAACGATCTATTAGAAAAGATTGCTAATTCTACAAGTCTTAGTCTGGCTCAGTTGCAAGAAGAGTTTGGCGGTAAAGACCGTGGGTTTATTATGGGAGCTATTATTAATACGGCGATACGTGGTCTTCTCATTGGATTCTTTGCATCAGCATTCTTAGAACCATTTAAACTTATAGGAAAAGGTTTATCAGCAATTGGTACTAAAATTGGAAAGTTATTAGGTTTTACGGGGTTCTTTAAAGGTTTAAAAGTAAGTATTCAAACTAATGTTACTAATGGATTTAAAGCATTTATGAATATATTTAAGTCAAAGGGAAATAAACCTCCTGGATTCTTAGCTAAAACTGCAATGGAACTCAAGAAAGTTTTAGTCGATACATTTAAAATTGTAGGTACTGTAATTGGTAATGTTACTAAAGTGGGTGGAGCAGTTGCAGGTTTTCTTTCTGGAAGGTTTAAAGCATTAGAATCTTTGACTAAACTTAAGTTTAATTTTCCAGTAACCTCTAAATTAATGGCAGGTATTTCGAATGGTCTTAATGCGTTTTTTAAACCATTGAATGGTATTAAGAAGTTGTTCAGTGGTCAAGCAAATGTTGTTGTTAAATCTATTGATCGCGCTGGTAAAGCTTTAGGATCTTCAAGTAAAGTTGTTGGTAGTTTAGGAACTTCAATAGTAAAATTCTTCGGTGCTTTAAAGCCAATACAAACAGTATTTGGATTCTTATCTAAACTTGGTAACGCGTTTAAAGGTGTAGGTAGAGTTCTTGGTAGATTCTTTGGAATATTTAACTTTATATTTGGATTCTTTAAAGGATTTAAAAAATATGAAGATGGGAGTTTTTTAACTAAAGTTTTTGCAGGTATTATGGGTGGCTTTAAACAAATGCTACTCATGGGTCCAGTATTTCTTCTTGATGGAATTAAATGGGTGTTAACTAAAATAACAGGAGCTCTTGGATTCGAAGGCCTTACTGGTTTTTTAGAGAGTTTCTCATTCGCCGAGATTGTAGGTGGAGCATTTGATTTTGTCACTGATACTATTATAAACTTCTTTGCACTTATGAGAGATACTATTGCTGATATAGGTATTGGTGGAATTGTAAAGAATATTGGTATTAATCTATTAAAAGTATTTAAAAAGATTGCAATGTTTCCATCAGCCGTTGCTGCTGGTGGATTCGCTGCTCTTTCTGCTGCATTACCGGGTGGCGAAACACCAATGGAAGGATTTACAAGAGGATTTAATGCAGTCTTTACAGCTGGAGATGCTGCTTTAGATAATCTTAAAGTAAAAGCTGATGGTATGACAGCATCTGGCGAAGAAATCAAATCAAAATCAGAAGAGAATGCAGCGGGACAAGCATCGCTCTCCTCAAAAGTTGCTGACGCAGGTGGTAACCTTGTCGATGCATCTAAAAATGCTGTAACTAACGTCGGTGATACTATCATTCAAACTATCTCACCAAACGATAATACTGCTGCTACTGTCGCTGGTCCATACGGATAAAAAAAGGGACCCGAAGGTCCCTTAAAAAATCGCCATTTTGCCCGCGCTCTTCCCGAGCGCTTTTTAAGACATGCATGGTCTTTTTATTATCTCCTGTTTAGTATATATTGCTAAACAATCTGATCTTAGCCTTGTTGAGCAAGTTTGTCGAAGTAAGACAATGTGTCTTCTTCACCCTCATCACTACTATTAAGCGAAGCACTATCAGCCGCAGCCATTACAGGTTGCTCTACCACAGGGGCCGATTCCATCATTGGGGCAGTATCCATTGACGCATGTCCTGCATCAATACCTAGTACTTTATTTAACTTAGCTTTAAGTTCGTCGTACGACTTATAGTTTTTAGGATCAGTGAAGTCTGCTAGAGAATATAGCTTATTGTATACCTCTTCTAGTTGACCTTCATCACCGTTATACAGTGCCGCTGCTGTAGCAAACTCTGACTTATCATAGTTTACCCAACCTTCAACCTTTCTAATCTTAAGTTTAAAGTCAGCACCTTCCCAAAAATCATAAGGATTTACTGGTTGTTCATCTGCAAATTGTGGTTGCATTACATCCATGATTTTATCAAAGATCTTTTTACCAAATTTGTAAAGGAATACCTTTCCTTCGTTTTGTGGGTTAGCAGGGTCAGATACAACTAAGATGTTTGACGCATAGTGCAAACGTCTCTTTCTATCCCTTGCTGTTGCTTTATCTTCATCACGACCAGAGTTCCATAACACAGAGTTCATCTCTGATACTGGATCATCTTGACCGATAGTAGTTAAGCTGTTTTCGATATACCATAGACCAGTAGGACCTTTAAAACCATGATCCCAATACCTTACCCAAGGAAGATCTTCACCTTCTTTAGCTGGTAGGAATCTGATTACGGCATAACCGTTTCCTGCTTTATCT